TAGTTTCTTTACTTTTACCTTTTTAAGATTAGAGTAACCTTCAACTAGTTGCTTGTCTTTACCTTCGAGAAGTTCTTCTAGCTCATCGAGAGTTTTTGTAAATGCAGCTGGAATATGCTTAGATACTGCAGCACTCACCTCATTAGATTTCAAGTAAGATGCAAAGTCGGGCACAGTATCATTTAAGATAAACTCGTCAATTAGACCGTTGAATTCGCCGATGTGTTCACTTGCGGATTCTTTGATACGATCTTGAACGGACACTGTAACTTTCTGAGGCTTTTCCTCAGGTTCACCTTTTAGCTGTGAATAAGTCTTGCCATCAGCTGACATGCGTTGCATTTCCTTCAGACGCGTTTCAACCCACTCAACGTCTTTATCTTGAAGAGGTTGGTCGCGCTGTTTCAGTCGGATGATAGTACCGACTGAACGGAATTCGAAGTCAGACAGATTTTCATACTTCGAAGCATTTGCTTTACCAACGTACGACAAGACCCACTTACGTTTGTCTTTGTTGTCAAAAGCCGCGTTGTAGTAATTCAAAGCACGCATCATCGATGCAGTGTAATTAAGAGGATCTAGGTTTGGTTCGGCGCTTCCCTTACCAGTACCAAAGACTTGTTCCATCTTTTCAGCAGTTTCACGACGCTTTTGAGCTCGCTTTTCGCTTGCAGTAAGCTTTGGTTCTTTAATAGTAGCCATGTGTTTCTCCAATTTATAGGATAATTATATCAAATAGACGAATTATTGTACAGGGCTATTTTGTAATACTCAAGTATTACCATCTACGATAGTAGTGTAGAGTGCCTCGAACTCTTCGTGATCAGCCTGTTCGACGTGGAAGTTTTGCTTGAAGTACACTTTCGCCATCTTATTCAGAGTGCGCTTGGGAAGCTTAAACTCGTCGCTCATTTCTTTGATAGTTTCTTTAATAAGATCACGTTCTGCTGAGATGCGTGTCATTGAATCGGAGATTTCTCCGAGCATTTTCTTGATCTTTTGACGATCCGAAGGAGATGAAATTTGTGTCATGTTTTAAAGCTCACTTTGCTTTCAAAAATAAGTCTTACTAGGACAATTGCTGCCCATGTTTCAAGAGTGTATGGAATATTTAGAACAGGAAATAGTGTGTTCAAACCCCAGATAATTGCGAATGGGCCAAGTACTACAACAAGTATTGCTAGCAATATTGCACTGCCAATAATTGTATTAGAACGCATATTCAATCCTTACAACATTCTCGGGAATAAAAGAGCGCCATTCATTCTTGTCAAGATCAAATGCAGTGATAGACTTAGTATTTTCACTTTCACCTTTAGGATGAAATTCTTGAGGAATAAGTTTTGGATTACGAGTGCACCGCATTATTCGAAGAGTTCCATCCTTTTTAGTAAAATGGATGGTGGTGCTTTGATTTTGGTCGGACAATAGACCTTTGAGCCAAGATGCGAATTCTGGATCTTTCAGAAATTCTTTTTTGTTTTCTTCCGACATAATATTAGTCCAGTCAATTCCGGAATTAGATGTGATCACGAGTTACCTCATTAATATAGTTGACGAATGACCTGAGTTGTTCTGTTGTTAAGAATGACTCAGACTTAGATGAATGAAAGCCTTTCGGTTCATCTAACAAGATTTTTTCAATCACTAGATGAAACAGATTTTCGTTGATTTTGAGTATATCAACTCTCATTCTAAAAAAATCATTAAAGTCTATGATCATGGCAAATCCCTTACTACATTCACTTTAATAATTTGTTGATCTCCGGCGTATGCTTTTGCAGAGGATTCTTTAGGGAATACCTTAACAACGGTGTACGACATATCATTTTCAAATTCAGATAGGACCATATATCCTTTCTGAAGTCCTTTCGACAAAGTCATAGTGACCTCATCTGTAGTTGATACTTTAGCTCTTAGCAATGCGGGTACCTGCCTTTCTGTCATAGTAATAACTCCAATTAGTTAATGATATAATTTTATTACGAATACGAATATTTGTACACCGATGTATTCTAAAGTACTCTAAGCGTTATTCCTGTACTTGTATCATGCTTAAATATTTCCACATAATCTTTTACTGTTGCACTAGAAACAGTCTTTATCTTATGAGGTTCTCCAAGTGGTTGCGATTCAATCGGTTGTGACGTCTCAACAATAACTTCTTCAAGTTTAATTAGATCTTTTTTATTGTATGCAAGTGTTTGATTTACAGCAATAAACATCAATACGGCAAGTGGGTCAAACACAAATACTATAAGAAGAATCATAACCCTGACAGCTTTTTCTAATGTATTAGCGTCAGGGTTATCTTCATATATTAACGCTGCGATGTATTTGATCGGCCCGACTTCGGCTTCGACTTTACGGAGCTCGACTGCGATTGGGGCTTTCTCTTCGTTAAGGGTTGCGATGGCTTTTTGGGCGGTGGCGATCTCTTCGAGGAGACGGGTTCTTTCACGGGCTTGGCCTCTTCTAATTGAGGCTGAACGATCGGCTCCGGCTTCGGAGGTACTTCGATCGAGGGCCGCGTTAACTTGTGAATCCAGTTGAGAAATTGTCTTACGAGCTGCATTTATATTTTCCTTTTGAACATTGATTTTTTCTTCGATGATTGCTACTTTTGCAGCAACATCACCACTTGTTACACCTTGATCTAAATGTGCTTTAGATAAGAAACCAAATATACCCATGCTCGTTAGAAGCATAAGGATTGTGATCGCACTTACAAAATAAGTTTTAAGTAGTATTGTAGTGCGTTCCCAATTCTGATATAACCAGGACGTAACTACGATCTTTGATAGACCTAATACTGCGCCCATGATTGCAATTGAGTATGGTGCGCCTGAAAAAATAGCCATCAATCCCATGATGGCATAGTACTCTGCAATTGCTGAGAGTGATATTGCGCTTAAGAATAAGAGATAAATCATAGCTTTACGTGTGATCTGTGTATTTTACAATTGATGATACCATTATACCACTCGTCTATATTTTCAAGTACTTTTCTTGAAAATTGTTCACGAGCTTCAAGGTACGACATCGTTCCTTTATTATCGCACAAATAAAGAATTTCTCTTGTAAAACTTTGTTGCCCAAGCTCGGCAACGTCCTTCTTTAATTCTTCCGAAGAAGACCAATATGATTGCCAGTCAGATAGTACCTTTTCTTTCTTCTTTTTACCTTTTACGGTTTTAGTCTTTGAAAACCAGAAGAGTTTTTTACCTATGTACTTTCTGCCGCTATTCGTATTTGTAATCAGATAGACGAATCCTATATGTTTCTCTATCTGATCTTCAGTAAACTCTTTATTTTGATAAATCCACATTACCATTACCAGTGCTTGTAATGGTATATTTATAATCTAGTCCTGCGTTACCCGTACTAGTAATCTTATAGGTACTAGATGCACTAGCATTTTCGCATGTTACTACGAATGGCGATTGCCAATATCCTGGCCATGTTTCTTTTTTAACATCGTATTCTTTGATCTGATAATAATCAGGTCTCATATCATACCACGGAGTTGGTGTTTTATTCTGTTGATTCTGTGTATCAGAAACGCCAGTTTTAATTTCTTCGTGTGTTCCATCGTCATAGTAGATTGTTACCTTATTGATCTTCTTCGTCATCTTCGTACTCCTCTTCTTCAAATATATCACTTCCGCAGAAAGGACAATATGCTATATCAGATGTTCTAAACTCATCATCAGCTTTAAATGTAATTTTTCCGTGGGCTCCACAATTATCGCAATCGAAATGTTTTAATGCCATTATTTTACCTTTTCATACATTACAGTATTAGTGTCACCTAACGCCCACTTAGAGTCTGTCTCAACAGACCATCGTTTTGTTGCAACTCTAAAATCTGGTTGTTTTAATTCTTTTGGATTGCTACTTGGTTCTAATATGATTAAACGATTATTTGGCTGAGCAGCAAACTGCCCATTATCACACTGAATGAAATTATAAGACTTGTGATCCTCGACATCTTCAGAAAACCCCGTATCAAGAATGTTAAAGTCAGGATGAGCAGAATCAACTGTAAAAAGATAAACACCATACATCCAATCTCCATTTTTAAGTTTGAATTTACACCTCATTGATTGAAGTTGCGCTTTCTTTATAACAGTTATATCGTAAGAAAGACTATCCCAAAGTTGCAAGTAATCTAGAGGAAGAGGTTCTCCTTCGATAGGTTTCCAGCAATAGGCGTGTAATGGTAACTTATCATATAAAGCACCATAATTATTGAGATAAGATTCAATGCGAAATGCTTGACCTCTTAACGATTTAATACTTACCCACCAGCATGGTTCTAATTCATCATGACCTTTTTCAAAGTCGTAAAGAAACTCTCTACGAACATAACACTTAATGGGTGGTAGATTTGCTACTATATGCGCCATGTTTTTCCTGATGCCAATACGATTTGACAAATATGTTCTAATCTTTCTATATGCTCGAATGCTCTCCATGGAGATGAATCAATTGCTACAACTCCATGTCCTTTGATACCTACAATATCATAAGAAATGTTACCGTAGTCATCTAACTTTAAATTTTTATGACATTCATCCGCCAGTTCTTGACTAATTGGCGGAACATCAAGAACATTTGCTGCCACTCGAGTGTATCTGCTCAATTCTGGAAAGTCATTAACAATTGTACTAAGATCAATACCAGCATGCATAGCAGCAACACAATAAGTAGGATGGAAGTGCATAACAACACGAACATCGTTACTGTGTTGCCCCATTGTTCGCTGTAAACCAAAGTGTAGAGGAATCTCTCCACTGGGTTTTAGGTTGGCGCTAATATCTGTATAAAATTCTTCTTGCCACAATAGTCCATGAATGCTGATCTTTTTGAATTGATCGGGTTGCAAAGTTTGCTTTCTTACGCCAGATGGAGTAACATAGAAATGATCGCGATCATGATGACGAATAGAAGCATTTCCATCGCGACTAGTAATCCAATTTCGGCGATATGCCTCAACCATTGTTTCACATATAGTTTCTAACATTATGCAGCTTTTCCCCAAACATCGTTCCATGAACCTCCAAGAGCGCCTTTAGCATAATCAGTTACGCGGTTCTCAAAGAAGTTGCCATGAATCGGTGCATTAATCATTTCCTCTACCCAAGGTAAAGGATTCTTTTTAACTTTAAAGATACCCTTCATTCCAAGACTAATCAAACGACGATCAGCAATGTAGCGAATATAGTGTTTAACATCTTCAGGCGATAGATCTTGCATTGGCCCCATAGCAAATGCAAGATCGATAAACTTATCTTCAAGTTCTACCATCTTCTCAGCAATGGTATATATCTTACCTTTAAGTGAGTCATTCCAAATCTCTGGATTTTCTTTGATGTATTCTTTAAATAACTTAATCATAGACTCAGTGTGTTGAGTTTCGTCTACAATAGACCACGTGACGATCTGACCCATGCCTTTCATCTTGCCATGACGAGGAAAGTTCAATAACATGATGAATGAACTAAACAATTGCATACCTTCAGTGAATGCTGAGAATACTGCAATATGTGTTGCTGTAGACTCGATCGTTGTATTCTTAGAAGATACATCCATAATATAATCGTGCTTATCTCTCATTTCCTGATAAGATAAGAATTCATTGTAGGTAGTATCAGGCAAACCAAGAGTTTCAATCAAGTGAGAATACGCTGCAATGTGCAGAGCTTCACGAGCTGCGAATCCAAGTAGCATCATTCTTACTTCAGGTTGAGGAAAGTAAGGTAGATAATTGCGAACATAACCACCTGCTACATCGATATCACCTTGAGTAAAGAACCTAAAGATGTGCGTAAGAAACTTCTTTTCTTCATTAGTGAGTTTCTTTTTCCAATCTTTTACGTCTTCCGCCATTGGCACTTCGGTATGCAACCAATGACTTTGTTCATGCTTTAACCAAGCATCATACGCCCAAGGATAGTTAAATGGTTTGAACGTATTACGATCTGATAGAAGATTACTTTTTTCTTTAACCATTTATAAACTCTCTTAATTGTTCTTGTGTTAAAGACCCGGTAATTCTTTTAACTTCTGTTGACTCTTCTGTACGACCCGACATCATTACGAGTGTAGGAACAGTTCTTATATTAAACTGTTTCGCCATCTCCATGTTGTCATCTATGTCAATTTCGATAAACTCAGTATCAAGATCATCGGCATTCTTGACAACTTCCGAAAGAGCTTTACATGGCCCACACCATGATGCTTGAAATTTGAATACGATTTTCATTTACCAGTGCCTTATAGTATTGGCTATAATAAAGAAACATGTGATAACATGTATTATAACCCAAAATGTTTTTAGTGCTAAAGCT